ACCTCATTGAAATTGGTATAAGTAGGTGAGCTACTGGGATTATCTGTTGTAGTTCTTACAGATAATTTTGCATTAACTCTATCAGCAACATCTCCATCCCAATCCTCGAAAGTATCAACTAATCCAACTCTGTCATCCCATAAAGCAGAAGGGAAAAAACCAGCACTTTGAAAATGTCTTTTTAAGACAAGTGAGAATGTACCTTCTAAATCTAAAGTAGCTCCAAAGTCATAAGTTCCTGTGGCTTTTGTTGCTGGACTTGTAATTGCAATGTTAGTTAATATTAATCCTCCTCTGCTAGAACTATATTCAGTGTTATTAAACAAGCTAGATGTCGTGTTATTAAATGGAGGACTATCAGTATCTTCTCTATCAGTTTTAACAGTAATCGAATCTAAAATATCAACTAAAGATAAATTTACACTTGTTGCATTTACACTAAATCTACCACCATCATCTTGAAATTTAAGAAGATAAGTTCCTGCTAATGCTGGACAGATTACTTCATTAGTAGCTCCAGCTACTGCTGGAATTACGTCTACAGCAGATTCAAAAGTTGCTCCTGCTCCTGTTTGGTTAGAATGTCTAACAAACACTCTTCCTCCATGCAAAACATCAAGAGCAACTGATTGTGTAAATCTAAGTCTTATAAACTGCTCATTTATTGGTTCGATTGTTAGATCAGCGACATCTTCTGGAGGATCTTTTTTACCATCAGTAAATATCGAGCCACTTAAAGGACTTGTTGATAATTTACCTGCTGCATTATACGCATAAACTTCAATATCATAACTACCCTTTTTTGTGTCCATAATCTCAAAATCATTTCCAAAAACAACTTGAGTTATAAAATTATCTTTTATGTTATCTTCTGCAACAAAACGATAATTTAATTGATATTGACTAGCTCCTTGTGGCTTTTCAAAAATAGTTCCCGTATCACTATTAAAAGTTGTAGAAGGTTCTTTCCAACTAATAATTAATTTTGTTCTAGCAACACCATTTACAACTATAGTTTTTTCAACTGCTGTTAAATTACTAGGAGGAGATAAAGGATCATTTAAAGTAGATATTTTTCTATCTGGTAAAGGTACATTATTTTCAATAAAATTATATTTACCTTCTACATAAGTTAAAGCAGTAATAGCATAATTTATATCATCCTGTTCTTCTATTTGGATAACTCTAAATAGTTGAGTTTGCAGAGTTGTACTAGATATAAGATAAGGTGAATTTGTAGCTGGTGCAGACGTAAAGGTAGATTGAGTTGTTTGATTACCTTCGTTGTCTGTTTTTACAACACTATTTACAGTAATAACTGCTCCTGTAATATCAGAAATACTGCCAACTTCTACAGTTCCATCAGAAAGCATTGCACTAATAGTTGGGTTATCATTTAACGCTGGTAAGCTTGTTTGTGCTTCTGCATCTATAGTTATAGTTGTAGTCGTTGCAGATACAATACGACCACCCCTTCTCGAACCTGCTCTAACAGGATCAGCTACCTCAATTACACAACCAGGTCTTACTAATAAACCCGAATCAATAGAAGTCGTAAAAGAGCAAGTTTCACTTTCATTTTGTTCAGCAAAAAGTATTGCACGACCCAATCTCGCTGCCTGATTACGAGAAGTACAAGCAAATGCTTTTACTTGTTTTACTATTGTTCCTAATTTAGTTATAGCTGTTGCATCTTCTATAACCTCAAAATCTACTTCCTTAGAATCCATGTTGAAGTAACTCACAGAAACAACAGAATGACGTTGTTTTAAACTACTACCTTGATATGTGAAACCTGTTTCTCCTACATTTGATAAATTAAATAAATAACTAGGTGAAGTAGGTTTATCTTGTGAAATACTTATTGTTCCAGCAGACCATATTGGCATACATCTCATGACACCTGCTAAATCTTTTATTGCATCAAAAGCTTCTTTAGGACTTTGAATATTTACATTACAACTAAACCTTGCTTCTTTTGTACCTGCACCTGTTCCATCATCTACTAATTCATTTGCAAATTTAGATGCAGCAAAAAAACTAAACAAGTCAAGATTAGAAAAAGTTGTAGCATCAGTTGTTTGATCTGGTGCAATATGATCTCCTAACCCATAGCGTTTAGTGGTAAGAAGATCAAGAAGTATCATTGCAGGACATGAACACCATTTTGCTGCTTGCATTGTTCCACCAAATATATAATTTTCTGGATAAATAATTCTTCCTGTATTTATATCAACTGTTGGAGTACCAGAACTATTTGCACCTGCTCCAGGAATTCTTACTTTTATACCTCTAATTTTGTATCTTCTCGAAGGAACTGAATTGAAAATCTTACTGTCTACCCTCAATGCCATATAAGCACTGTTTGGATAAGTCGAACTACTATCAACTACTTGTTGTATAAAAGAAAAAGTAAACTCATCTCTTAAAAAACCAGCAGGGTCAGAATCAGCAGTAATTCTTTCAACCTTGACATTGACAGGAAAACTAAGAGCAGTTCCGTTAGAATTAACCATTTCAAGTCTATGATCTCTTGAATAAGAATCAGCAGTTCTACCCGATACAGAGGTATTTACTCTTTCTACATAAGAACCTCCACTTGCTTGAACAGAAATCTTATATTCAACAGTAGATCCATGAATATTGCCATCGTCATCTGATCTTTGAATTTGTGCCCAAGTTAAAGTAACAATAACAGCATCACAAGCTGTATCAATTTGTTTAATAACAGGAGCACTTGTAGTTACATTAGCAGTGCTAACAGTTTGAGGTGTTCGATTTTCTGTTGGTATTCCTGATAATTTAGTTTGATTACTTTCTCCAAAACGTGTCTTGAAAGTAACATCTTGAAAATTAAAGTCAGAAGTGGCTGGACTTGTATTATCTGCTTGAGAATTTAAAACAGGAGTATCATTTAGAAATACATCTTTTAACGCAGCATTATTATATGCAGTTGATGTTCGATCAGTAATACCAGCTTTTGATGGAGTTGAAAAACCTTCTATCTCTCCTTCAGATATTAAATCTTGAACAGTAGCAAACTGCCTACTATGTAAAGTATCAGGAGCACGATAAGGTTTTGGTGGGGGTGGTGGACCACCTGCTCCTCGTATAAGTTTCTTTTTGTCCGTCATCCTTCTACCTGATTGGTGTCTATAGCAGCAGAGATCACAACTGAACCTGTCATAATCTCACCATACACTATGGGAACAGGTACACCAGCCCGTGATGTATTTTGAAGTCCACTAAAACTAAATGATAACTTAGGATCTTGTTCTGAATCAAAACCATTATCTTTGGGTAATGGAAATAATAATTCACTTACACCTTGTAAAGCTAAAGACGCACCAACATATAACATGGTTTTTGTTAGTAAACCAACTTTAGCTAAAGAACCAGCTTTTATTCCTTGCATTAAAGTCAAGCCACTACCTGCTGGCATAAGAAATGCAGCACCTATTAATACTGCACCTAATAATAATTTACCTAAACCACCTCTACCAGCACCAGCTATAACTGGTACAAAATGAATATCTTGTTGTCCTACAGGATGATGAACTTCAGTCTCATCAATATCATAATCTCCTACTTTTACCTGATAATAGTTAGGACTCATGTATCGTTCTAACTGAGGAAAATTATTTAAAAGAAAACTTACAGCATTACCTACACTACTAACTTCTGCCTCAAATTCTTTATGCCCAACAAATTCAGCTAATTTTCCATAAAGTTTTATTTTACGCAACATACCTATACCTCTTTCCTGTACATTTTAATAACCATTCAGAGTAAGGCTCTTTACAAGATAGTCTATCGGTTAAATGATGAATTACATCTCCTTCAAAAAATAATGCTACATGATTTAAATTTGGATTCATAATACTCATTAACAGAACATCCCCACTTTCAAGTTTTTCATCAGGTCTTAATTCCCTAAAATTAGTTCGCCAAGCACAATCTTCGAACATAGGTTTATCATTAAACTCTTGAGGTGTTAAAGGTCTTTCCCAATCTCTAAGCTCTATATTTTTTTCTTCCTTATACCAATCTCTGATTAAACTCCAACAATCAGTAATACCCCAAACCCATTGACGACCTAACAAAGGAGGTTTATATCCAGATGGTTCTAAATATGCCCATTGTTCTGTTTTTGGATTAACAATATACCAAGGTAAATTACTATCTTCACAACTAATTTTGTCTGCTTGACTAGGTGTTGGAGGGTCTATTGGATGACTATGAAATATAGCTGTAATTTCACCAGTATTATCCGCTTTGACATAATCTTCTGGATCAAGAATAAAACATTGATGATCTGTCATGGAGAGATTACGACAAGGAAAATATTTCAATTTTCCTTTTATATTCAAAACAATACCTACAGCTTCTTTAGGATCTTGGTCTTTCGCATGAACCAACGCATTGTCTTGCCAACTCATTGTGTAAACGTACCAATAGCAGGAAACAATGAACGAGTTGCTTGACGTTTTGGAATACGAACACCAGCAAGATCAGTAGGAGCAGCAAGTTCAAATTCAACTGTTTCTCTGGTTTCTGCTGATTTACGATCAATAGAATAAATCTCTTTAGGAAATTCTGCGGATGGATCTGCTGTAGCATTTACTCCATCAGCAAAATTATCTGCATCAATAAATTTAGCTAATGTTCTAACTCTGGTAACTGTAGCTCCTGTTAAATCATTTCCTGCTGTAACTTCATTTACATCCAATAAAATTGAAGAAATTAAACCTGTAACATTGCTTACTATTAATCTTGGTCGAGGTAGTTGTCCTTTTTGAAAAGCAAAGCCCGAAGCTTGTATTGGAAATCTAAGATACTCTACCCCTTTCCATTTAATTTTATTATTTGCATTTAAATTACTACCTGCATGAAAATAATATATTGTACTAGCACCATGTAATGCTGAATCTAATTTAAGTTGAAATAACTCAATAATTGCAGAAGGGTTTATAGATTGTAAATCTGCAAATGTACTGCTAAATGAAACATATCTAACATCATTATCATAAACAGTTTGTCCTACAACACTTGCCCAATTTGGTTCACTAGAACCAGTAGTACCTGCTGTCGTTACCTTAAAAAATAATCCGTTATTTGCAGAAGTGGGTGCAACTATCGCACCTAAAGATAAACTAGCACTAGCAGACCAAACAGTAGTCATTACGAAGCAGGTTCAAATACTTGTCTAAACGTAGCTTGTATTGTAGCTCTATTGTTATATGGTATAGATTTAGACCATGCTTCGCAAACAAATTTCTGTGAAGCAGTTTCTCCAGGTGCTTCAAAATCAAAGCTGGCACTATCATTTGCTCTAGCATCAAGGAAAGTTTCTATAGTATCTGCTTCTGTTTCTGATACGTTGAAAGTAAAATTATAAACTTTAGGATTTTGATGTTCTGCCAACCCAAATAATATTCTGTGTTCAAAACCATCAGCGAAGGAAATGGTACGAGTATTTGGTGCGGATCTTTTTTGTTGTCCGTATGT